TTTATACGATGAAAGCCTAAATGACAACCCAAGTGGGCGTACCGGTAAAACCGTAATTTCGGATGCCTTAAAAAAAATGAGAAAACTTGTAACTTTAAATGGGAAAGATTTTGATAACAAAGGCGCGTTCCCATACGATGTCATCAACCTGGACGATAATATCATTTGCTTCGATGATATGGAACGGACGTTCAAGTTTGAGAGCTTATTTTCAATTATTACCGGTGATTTAACTTTAAAAAAGAAATTTTTGCAACCTATTATAATTCCCTTTGAGCGTTCCCCAAAAATTATGTTTACCTCAAACTACATATTGCAAGGCGTTGGCGACAGCCACGATGATAGGAAGTTAGAAATTGAATTGTATAGGCATTATAATAAAAATTTCAAACCTATAAATGAGTTTGGTAAACGCTTCTTTTCAAAGAAATGGAATAATGAGGATTGGAATGCTTTTTTTAATTATATGATTAAAAATATTCAGCTTTATTTTACCTATGGTTTGCAAAAATCAGAATTAAAAACCGGCAAAACAAAAAAATTAATTGCCAATACAAGTGAGGATTTTTATGATTTTTGCGAAAATGATTTTTATTGGAAGCCAGATAATTTTTACACTACAAAAGAAATAATGCAAAAATTTAACGACGGCTCAAGAGAAGTCCCCCGTAATATGAATGCAAGTTGGTTTGGGCGTTGGCTATCTATGTACTTTGATTTTAAACAATGGAAACGAGACGATACAACTTATGGAGGTATCAGGAAATTTAGTGTTTCGGGTTTTGAAATTACCAAAGTTGAGGAGGAACTTTCATTTTGATATCAATAGGCAAAACGACTATCCTTTTGAGCTGTTTGACTCCTCAGATATCGCCAAACGGACGTCCTTATAAACAAATTGGGGTTAGAATTAATGAAGATATGCCAACGGTGTGGGTGGGCAAAGATAAGCGCAACCATTGGATTTACACCTTTCGATACCTAGACGAGGTGGGTGGGTATTTTGAAATTGAAATTGATGAATATAATAAATTCTTTAAGTTATGGAATTGAGAGAATATCAAATCGAAATCGCCGATATTATTGCGGAAAAATTAAAAAAATTAAATATCTGTTATGTGGTAGCGGAAGTCCGAACAGGCAAGACGCTAATGGCCCTCGAAGCCTGTAAACTTAATAATTATAAAAATGTTTTATTTCTAACAAAAAAAATTGCCATAAAATCTATCTTAAAAGATTATAAAGATTTTAATTATAAATATCAGCTTACAGTAATAAATGACGAAAGTCTTCATAAAGTCAAAGGCAATTTTGACGTAGTCATTCACGACGAGCACCACCGCTTCGGGGCGTTTCCCAAACCAAATGTTACAGCAAAAATGTTCAAAAATATGTTTGGAAATCTGCCGATGATATTCCTATCGGGAACGCCCGCCCCGGAAAGCAACTCCCAATGGTATCATCAGTTTTGGGTCTCCGACAGGTCGCCATTCGAGGAACCTAACTTCTACAAGTGGGCGAATAATTTCGTAAACATAAAAAAGCGGAATCTAGGTTATGCTATTGTTAATGACTATTCCCAAGCCGATTTTAATAAAATAATCCCGATTATCGACCCCTATCTAATCCGTTTTAGCCAGGAAGACGCCAAATTTGAAACAAAAATAAATGAGACTGTATTGTATTGCCCTCCCACGTTAGTACCTCTTTGTAATAAATTGATACGTGAAAGGGTTGTAAAAGGTAAAAACGAGGTTATCTTAGCCGACACTGCCGTGAAATTGCAAAATAAATTGCACCAACTTTGCTCCGGGACTGTGATTTTTGAGAGTGGAAACTCGAAAGTGTTAGATTTTACTAAGGCTGATTTTATAAAAAATCATTTTAAAGATAAAAAAATCGCGATTTTTTATAAATTTAAAGAAGAATTTAACGCCTTGAAGACGGTTTTTGGAGAAAATTTAACAAATAATTTGTCAGAATTTGACAATTCTAATAAAAATATTGCCCTACAAATAATATCAGGACGTGAGGGCATCAGCCTGAAACACGCGTCAGCACTAGTTTATTATAACATAGACTTCTCAGCGGTAAGCTATTGGCAAAGTCGTGATAGATTAACCACAAAAAATAGATTGTTAAATGAAATCTTTTTTGTATTTTCGAAAGGCGGAATCGAAGATAAAATTTACGATGCCGTAAAAAACAAAAAAAATTATAATCTTAGAATGTTTAAATCTGATTATGGCATCAATTTTCCAAACAAAACAAATAAAATATTTTGAAGCGCAAGGTTATTTTGTACTGAAATTGATAAAGACCAACAAAAATGGAATCCCCGATTTACTGTGTTTGAAAGCGGGGGAACCTCCATTATTTATAGAATGCAAAGAGGCAACAGACACTCTCAAGCCGTTGCAAAAATATAGAATTGAAGAATTAAAAGAGCTTGGTTTCGATGCCATTTGTTTACAAGATGTTAAATAAGTTAGCTGAAAAACATAATTTATGGATTAAGGTAGCCCGGAAGTTAGGGGCAGGCGATGAAGCCGAAGATGTGGTTCAGGATATGTATCTGAAACTTTATAAATACGTCGACGAAAAAAAAATAATAAAAAATGATGTTATTAATAATTTTTATGTACATTTGGCTTTGAAAACTATAATTATCGAAAATTTCAACAAAAGAAAAAATTTTATAAGATTAGATAGTCCGGATTTTAAAGATTTGCCATTTAACGATACTATGCCAGAAGAGTTAGATTATGCAAAGGTTTTGAATATTGTGGACACTGAAATAGAAAATTGGAATTGGTATGAAAAGAATTTATTTAACCTGTATAAAAATACCAATTTATCAATAAAAAAGCTAGCCTCTGAATTAGATATAAATCGAGGTTCGCTTTATCATACGATTAAAAAGTGTAAAAACAAGATATTATGCAAAAGGGGCTTGGTGATTCTATCGAAAAAGTAACCAAAAAAACAGGAATAAAAAAGGCAGTCGAGCTATTTTCAAAAGCTACCGGCATTGACTGCGGATGTGAAAAAAGAAAGGACTATCTTAATAAAATGTTCCCTTATCTTAAACCAAATTGCTTAACTGAAAAGGAATATAATTATTTAAAAGTGTTCTTTTCAAAAGACCGTCCAGTTATTAGTATGGATGAGCAACGAGATTTTTTGCCTATTTACAACCGGGTTTTTAAAAAAAATCAACAGGTAACAAACTGCTCTCCCTGCATAAAAGATGTTATTGACAATTTAAAAAGTGTGTTTGATGCTTATAAATAATTACACAAATGAAAACAAAGCCATATAGCATTGAAGAAAAGAAAAATCTTCTTGACATTTTAGAGGACACTGATTTTGATATTAAAAAAAGTGTAGAAAAATTTAGAAAACTTTACACACGAAGGCTTGAAAGAAAGAGTGTTTATAATTGGCTCGAAAAGGATGATTTTTTTAAAGCAAGTTTTGACTTGAGACTTAAAGAATTACTTGATGAGGCTGAAAATATGCACCGTCTTTTAAGGATTGGAATACCTATAAAAGATGAAGAAAATGATAAAATCATTGCGTGGCAAGAAAAACCAGATAGGGCAGCGTTAGAATTTTTCTTAAAAACAAAAGGAAAAGAAAGGGGATATATTGAAGTCAACAAAACAGATATAACAACCAACGGCAAAGATATCAATATTTCGCCAATCGAATGGGTGGAATAAAAATACATAAAGCCTATAAACCATTAATAACTTCAAAAAAAAGATATTTTTTTCTTACCGGTGGGCGAGCTTCATTAAAATCTACAACAGTACACGACTTTGCTTCACGTTTAAGTTATGAAAAAAATCACGGTATATTGGTAACTCGATATACAATGGCTAGTGCTGAAAAATCTATTATACCAGAGTTTGAAAATTCTATAAAACTAAATGGTAGTTATCAGGATTTTATAAAGTCTGGAAATAAATATACAAATAAATTTACAGGATCTTTTATATTGTTTTCTGGTATCAAAACAAGTTCAGGCGACCAGACAGCAAACCTAAAATCATTGGCAGGAATAACAACTTGGATAATTGATGAAGGCGAAGATTTTAAAGACGAAAAAACATTTGATGATATTGACGATAGCATTAGAAGTAATGTAAATCAAAATAGAATTATATGGATTCAAAATCCAACAACTCGTGAACATTTTATTTATAAGAGATGGATTGAAGGAAATTCAAAATACATAAATATTGAAGGTCATCAAGTTATTATTTCAAATCATCCACAAGTTGAAGCAATCCACACAACTTATCATATAGCCGAAAAGTTAGGATATTTATCGGAAAGTTTTTTACAAAAAATAAGAGAAACTAAAAAAAATAATCCTAAAAATTATTTTCATAAATATCTAGGGGGCTGGCTTGACAAAATGGAGGGTGTTGTTTACCCAAATTGGAGTTATGGGCCGTTCAACCCGGATAACTTACAAACGTCCTGCGGTATGGACTTTGGGTT